TCTAGCCTGCGCTTCGGCAAGCGCAGCCTGCGCCATAACGGTGTGCAGTTCGACCAGGCCAAATGCGTGACAGTACGTGGCAACAGCATGTTGCCGGTGTTGCGTGATGGTGCCACTGTTGGTGTGAATGCGGGCAAGTGTGGGATCGGTGACATCATTGATGGCGACCTGTACGCGATCAATCACAACGGCCAATTGCGTGTGAAGCAACTCTATCGCCTGCCGACCGGCATTCGTTTGCGCAGCTTCAATCGCGATGAGCATCCGGACGAGGACTACAGCTTCCAGGAAATCCAGGAAGAGCAGATCGTCATCCTCGGTCACGTCTTCTGGTGGGGCATGTACGCCCGCTAACCCGACCCTTCTCAGATAAACCCGCCTCTCAGGCGGGTTTTTTTTCGCCTTGATGAAACCGCCAAACCCTTGAGCTGCGGGGCTTTCATGCATCTACGCATTTGTTGTGCATAAATAAATGCATTTACGCATTGACTGGATATGCATACATGCATATTCTTGCCACCAAGCCGCTCGACAAAGCGGCTGGCAAGAAAGCTCTTTAGTTCCACAAGAACAGGCAGCGATGAACCGGCCTCAACGGTTCAGAGGGTTGGCAACTGACCCGGGTGTGCAGCGTAAAGCACCAGAAGCAGTTATCCGGCGGGCAGGGACCGCGGTCGGAAAAACAATTTGAATGGACTCGTACCGCGCCAGTAGCGCCGAACAGTCAGCTTCCTTCTAGAACACAGGATTTGAAGGAAGGCGAAGGAGCGCATTACTGAAAAGCCCGGTGTGCGAACGCCGGGCTTTTTGGAATGCCTGCCTGACACGTGCTCTGCTCACGTCAAGTGTGCGGACACACAGGAGTGCAGAACCTAAGGCGATATTCGCTATGAGTAATCAAAGGGAGCAGTAGATGAACCGTTATGCATTAGTTCGAACCAGCTATTCGAAGCCGTTCAACAAAGTCATGCAGATTGTGGACGCTGATGAAGCCCCAATGACCGGGGACGGTATGTGGGTTGATATCACAGGAAATACGGCCGTTCAGGTGGGATGGAAGGCTACAACTACAAATTATGTTGACTGGGTTTTCAGTCAACCAACCTATCAAGAATTTGAAAAAGATGTGGCCCAGGACGCTCTGGAATTGCTGACTGCTGCCAGCAAGTGGCTGTTGGTGCATCCGCTGCAATACAAGGCGGACCTTGGCGTCGCCACACCTGAAGACCAAGCGTTGCTGCTTGCTTACAAGCAGTACTGCATTGATCTCGGCGACCTGTCGAAACAGTCCGGCTATCCATACACGCTTAACTGGCCAGTAGCGCCATTCTGATCTGCTCGCAACGACTTGCTTTTGCACCAGGATCGCATTGCTCAAAAGCCCGGCCCGAGCGCCGGGCTTTTTGGAATGTCTACCTGAAGAGATATCGCTTGAACCCAACACACATCACTCATCAATCACCTACGGAGGCGTGACATGACAAGCGAGCAACAAGCGTTGGCGGACATGCCGATCTGGCTGGTCATCCTTCTTGCCGTTGTCGGCGGGGTGTCCGGCGAAATGTGGCGCGCCGACAAGGAGGGGGCACGCGGCTGGTCATTGCTGCGGCGCCTCGCCCTGCGTTCCGGCGCCTGCATGATCTGCGGCGTGTCGGCAATCATGCTGCTGTATGCCGCCGGCATGTCGATCTGGGCGGCCGGCGCGTTTGGTTGCCTGACTGCAATGGCCGGTGCCGACGTCGCCATCGGGTTGTACGAACGCTGGGCCGCCAAACGCATCGGCGTCTGCGAAGTCCCGCCTCGCGACCAACCTTAACCAAAACCAATTCTCCGTGCCGCCATATTGGCGGCAGGGCTGCGCGTGGACGATCGAAAAGGAGGTCATGTATGCCCACACCGATCCAGCAGCCGTCGCAACTGTTCACAGCCATCGCGACGACGCTGCGCAACACTGCCGGGCTCAACATCAATGTCGGCAATCACGATGATTTCACTGCAACGGGCGATCAGGCCTGGGTGTTGATCGACTTCGACCGGAATGGGGCGGGAGTACGTGGCGCTGACGGGCGAATTGCTCATGTCATGACGGTGTCCCTGCAAGTCATCCCGGCCCTTTCCGCCAGCGCATTTGCAGCATGCGATCTGATTGCTGTGCTGAAAAACCTGATCACCGACAACCGCTGGAATTTGCCCGGCGATCAATGCGATTTGCCAATGAACATCGATGGCCTGCCGTCGCTGCTGATCCGCGCCGATCAGAAATACAAGGCCTGGACCCTGACGTTCAACCAGACCCTCTACCTCGGCCCGACCTTGCTCGATGATCCACTGGGCACACCGAAATTCGCCCGCACCTGGGAAGTCAGCAACATCGACGATCCAGACCAATACACCGCGCTGGAGGCCTGACCGATGTTCGACGCGTTATTGCGCATGCAACTGGGTCCGATCATCGAGCGCCTGGCCGAAATGGAAGCGGAAATCGACGACCTGCACCGGCGCGCTGAAAGCTTCTGCCGCATCGGCATTTGCCAGACAGTCGATGCGGCGAGCAATACCTGCCAGGTCAGCCACGGTGGCTTGCTCACGCCGGCGATCAAGTTTTTCAACCCCAGCGCCGGCGCACAGAGTGAGTCGCGGATTCCGACCGTGGGTGAGCAGTGTCTGCTGTTCAACTACGGCAGCGGCGAAAGCGGCGCGCAATCTGTGGCGCTGTTCGGTCTGAACAGCGATCGTTTTCCACCCACCGCCACCGTACCGACGCTGACCCGCCGAGTGCATGTCGATGGCAGCGAAAGCGGTTACGACGACGCCTCGCACACGCTGCACTGGCAAAACGGCCCGGCAGCCTTCAGCGGTTCTCGCGACTCGCTGGAGCTGAGCATCGGCCCGGCCCGGTTAGCGATGACACCACAAATGATCACCCTGCAACTCGGTGCCGTCGGCATGACCATCGACCCTTCGGGCGTGCACTTCAGCGGTCCATTGGTCGATCACCAGGGCCGTGTCATCAGCCCCTGATTCAAGAGCCTCCACATGATCGGAATCGATAGAGACAGCGGGGCCACGGTCGACGACTGGCTGCAATTTGTGCAGCGCGCGACCCGGGCCCTGACCACGCCGTTGGGCACCCGGCAAAAACGCCCGTTGTACGGATCGCTGATCCCCTCGCTGCTGGGGCAGAACCTCGGTGACGACGTTCTGCTGTTGGCCCAGAGCCACGCCGCGCAGGCGTTCTACAACAAGCAAAACGGCATCGACGATTTTCAGCCACAAGTGATCGTCGCCAGCCGTCAGGGCGCCGGTCTGTTGTTGCGCTTCGCCGGCACCTGGAAAAACCGTCAACAAACCTTCGAGGTCGTGACATGAGCATGTTGATCCCCGGCCAGAACCAATTGGCCGAACCCGCGCTGATCACCGTTGAAGGCTTTGAAGAGCTGCTCGCCGAATTCAAGACCTTTGTCATCGAATACGTCGGCGCGCGCTCGCCGGACAGCGCCGCAAAACTCAAAACCAGCCTGGAAAACGAAAGCGAACTGCTGACCCTGGCGCTTGAGGCTTTCTGCGTGCGGCTGCAAACCCACGAGCGCAAATACAACGCCCGCATCAAACAGATGCTGGCGTGGTGGGCGACGGGCAGCAACCTCGATGCGCGGCTGGCGGACATGGGCCTGGAGCGGCAGTTGCTCGATCCCGGCGATCCGGCGGCATTCCCGCCGGTTCCGGCGATTTATGAAAGCGACGACGACGCTCGCTTGCGTTATTACCTGGCGCCACACGCCCCGGCAGCGGGCTCGCGGATGCAGTATCGCCGCGAAGTTTTCACCCTCGGCGAGCGTCCGACGGTGCAGGTCGAATCCACTGAGGCGGGTGTGGTGAATGTCACTTACACCTTCAACCCGGACGGTCTCGCCGCGCAGGTCAAGGATGGTAATGGTCGGCGCACCGCGCCGGGCGAAGTGCAGGTCACAGTGCTGTCCCGCGACGGCGATGGCACGCCTTCCGCGACATTGCTTGACGGCGTTCGTCAGCACTTCGCGCGGCCTGATGTACGACCGGAAACCGACCTTGTCACGGTCAAGGCAGCCGATATTCAGCGCTATAAGATCCGCGTCGTCGCCAAGATCAATTCCGGCCCGGATTCGGGTCTGACCAAAGTCGCCGCGCAACAGCAATTGCAGGCCTACGCCGACAGTTGCCATCGTCTTGAAGGCCGCGTTGATCCAAGCTGGATCGACTACACGCTGCACAGCGCCGGCGCGGTGCAATTGCAGATTCTCGAACCGCTGGCGCCGATCGTGACGACGGCGTTTCAAGCGCCGTACTGCACCGCAGTCGAAGTTGAGGTGCTGACGCTATGAGTGAGCCAACTCAGCGTCCGACGCTGCTGCCGGCCAACAGCTCGGCACTCGAACGAAGTCTGGATCTGGGCTTCGGCGCACTGCTTGATCGCATCGCGCCGCCGTTTCCCGAACTGATGAACCCGAGCGAAACGCCTGTCGCCTTTCTGCCTTATCTGGCAGCGGATCGTGGTGTCGCCGAATGGAGCACCGCCGCACCGGAAGCGGAAAAACGCCTGACCGTTGAACTGGCCTGGCCCACCGCGCGCCAGGCCGGCACTCGCAAGGCGTTGGAAAATGCCGCCAAGGGTTTGCAGTTAAGACCCGAGATCCGCGCCTGGTACGAACAGACACCGCCCGGTGCCCCGTACAGCTTTTCTGTACGGGCCTTCAGCGACCAACCCTACAGCGAAGAAATCGACGCCCGTCTCGATCGACGCCTGGCTGATGCCAAGAGCGAACGCGATGTGCTGACGGTCTCGGTCGGCTTGAGCGCTTTCGGCAATCACGTCATCGCCGCCGCGACGTTCTGCGGTGAGCTGACCACGGTTTATCCGGTGTTCATCGAAGGGCTCGAAACCTCGGGAGAGGCTTTCATGGCCGCCGGCATGTACACCG